GTCAACAAAAAACCTGCCGGAGCAGGTTTTTGTTTGTTGCTGTATTGCTAGAGATTACTTGTAAGAAACGTTTGCACTTGTGATGCTAACTTTGCCCAAATAATCAGCGGCATTCCCCAAACTCGAGGCCGTGTTACTCAATTCTAAGTAACCATAACGTGTCAAGAAACCAACTACTGGTTCAAACGTTGCTGGATCTAGAACAACACCAGAACTCATCAACGGAATATAAGGGCAGTAGAACGCAGCAGCATCTGCTTCGGTAGCACCTTTGTATCCAATTAGGACTTGGTTTGCATCAACGCTATCTTGTAGATATGCATCAACATAGATACGCATTGCATTGTTCAATGTACCAACAAATTTTGTATTTGTAGGAGCTTCGAACGTGCCTTCTGTTGTACGAGCAAACGCACTAGTAGTAGCACTTTGTAGGATTGTCAATGCCTGGTTAGAGATAACAGCCCAGTTACCAGCTCCACGACGTGTGCGTTGAGCGATCAAGTTTGAAACACGATTGATCTGGATAGCTAGAGCAGCATGCTCGTCACCAACGAATGTGGCTGTACCTGAAACCAATGACTGGTCATATGTTTCTTCTACAGTTGCCAAAGCACGTAGGCTTGATAAGATTTCTTGATCGATCTCAGCAGTGATTTCTTGTGCTAGAGCAGCCATGATTTCAGCTTCGATGTCAATACCTTGTTGTGCCTGTGCGTCTTGTGCAGCTTCAAAAGTCCAGCGAGCTGACAGCTTGCGGCTCTTGGCTTCCACAGTTGATTTCAAAACTTGGATGCTCATACGCTTGCCTGGTGTACCTTCTAGAGTACTTGTAGCGGCTGCTCTAGGTGTACTAGAATTGTCGTTACCAGAATACGCTTGAGCGATTTTGAATGGGCTTAATGCCTCTTCGCCTGCTGTTACTTCAGTGCTTGTGTCGGCATAACGCACACGTAGAGTGTGGATCTGACCAACTGGGCCTGTCATTGGTTGTACACCGATGATTTCGTTTGCAATAACTGTAGGCATAACACGACGGATAATAGGTAGAATAACACGGTTAAGTGTTGCTACGTTACCAGAACTTGTTGCACCTGCTGTTGCGCTTTCAACCAAGGACTTGCGTGTGTTCTCTAAACAAATTTGCATAGAAGAACGACGGCTACCTGATAGGCCTTCAAGCAGAGCTTCTTTGGTCTCTGACCATCTTTCATTTAATAGTTGTGACATTTATTGTCTCCTTGAATAAATTATTTTAATCCCGCTAGTTTGCGTAGATTTAAAATATTGTCTAAGCCTACCTCGGTTTTGCTTTCGCGGTTTCCGGTCACTTCAGTGCCTTCTGATAACATTGCTTTTTTAGGAGCAACGGTTTTCTTCTGGCCTTCCATGACTGCTGGTAGGTATTTGTCGAAAGCTTCATTAAGTTTTACAGTCTTTACAGACTCTAGTAATTCTTTCATGATCTCTCTCTTGCTAGCATCCAACGGTGCTAGTAACTCTGCCATAACATTTTTGCGTTCCATCAAATCTCTAGTGATGCGGATTTCGCGTTCTTTAGATTCGATCAGATTTGCTTTTTCTGTTACGATTTGGTTTGCTTCAGCCAAGTCTTGGTCTTTTTTGGCGATGATCTTCAACAATTTGCTTGTTTCAGATTTTTCGTTTAGATAAGAACTGGCATACTCTTGGGCATACGCTTCATAAATTCTACGACCGAAATCGTTGGTGCGAGCACTGTCAATATCTTCTTTCAACTGCTTGATTTCAGATGTCAACTTGCTGGTGATTGCACTTTCAACCACTCGGGCACTACGCTTGATGAAGTTTTGTTTGATTTCTGCGAACTTGTTTGCAGCTTCGCGGACCAGCTTGACTTTGGTTTCAGCTAGATCCTGCTTGTCTACAGCAAACTCACGTATTTCTTTTGCTAGAGCATGTACAACAAAATTCTCTAACTTGCTGAAGTTTTCGGCGACTTTTTTACGATCTCCTTGGAACTCCACTAATTCTTTTCCCAACTGACTGATAACGAAACCTTCTAGTTTGCGAGCATCTTCACTGATACGACGTGTGTACTGTGCTTTTGCTTCTGCTAGAGCAGTTCTGTCTTCATGCAGTTCGGCCATTTCTGCGCCTAATCTATCGCTCAACATCCGATCGATCGCTTCTACCATGATTTGTTTATCATGTGTATACTTTTGTGCGAATTCTTCACGAAGTTCAGCTGTGACTTGGTCGCGATTCTCTTGAAGCTTTGTGGCAAAGGCAGCTTCAATCACAGACTGAGTTTCTTCTGTCATTACACCTGCTTCGACCAACTGTTTGAATGCGTCCATATATTTCTCCTCGGGCTTTACTTTAGACCTTTAATAATTTGAAGCATAGCTTCCTTCAAATATTTTTGGGCCTTTGGATCTTCTTTGACTTCTTGTGCAACCTTGAATGCTCTTGCTCCGCCACGTGCATTTATCAAATGCTCGTAAACAGGAGTTGGATAAGCACCAGGTGCGCTGGGTTGGGCAACCACATCCACTGTGATAATCTCGAAATCAGATACATGGCCGTTTCCGTCGTTCACGTTGCCGCTACCACGACTACTGACGCCAAGTTTTACACCGCTTTCCAGCATAGTACGAACTAAGTTACCCATCGGTGTTGGAAGGATTTTCATCTTTCCATAACCATTTGGACCTTCCATCCACATCTGAGTGATCATATGAGATACACGATCCAAGTTTACTTTTAAATCATCTGGGTGATCAACTTCGCCCAACACACTATAACCATTTTGTATCTGATCATTCAGTGTTTTCACAGCACGTTCGATTTCGTCCACAGGATACACACGCTGATTGGCGTTGCGTATTCCACCCTGGATGGCAATGCCTTTTAGGTAGAGGCTTTTGCCGTCTTTTTCGTCGCCTTCGAGTATGACTCCGGCTTGATCAAAACTCAAATGTTCACGCAGATAGACTATGTTTTTCATCCAGTTTCTCTAATTATAGTTTCTTCAAGAAAGGCTTGTCAGAACTTACAGAAGTTTGACCAGCTTTGTCGCCTGTTCCAGAACCAACTGGACCAGCAGACTTGTTGTTACCAGGATAACCTGATCCAACTTTCTTCAAGTTTTTAACGCCGGCTTTTCCGCCTGGTTTGCTGTTGGTTTCCCAACCTTTTCCAGTAAACTGTTCTGATTTCTCAGGGTTGATACCTTTGTTTACTTTTGCTGGACTTGTACCAGTATTGCTTTGGCCATCGACGCCGCCCTGTGCCAGGTTACCTGCATTGGCTCCGCTGGTTGGCTTGCCGTTGCCCCATTTCATAGACTTGCTTTCTCCTGGAAGAGACATGCTGTCACCTGAGTTGGCACCTGCGTTTTTTACTGATTTTTGCTTGCTGTTTTCATAGCTGCCGTCTTGTACTTTCTCAACGTACTCGCGTGTCATACGACGGTTTTCCATAGGCATGCCCATCATTTCCATTTCGTCTTCTTCGCCGCCAAACTCTGAATCACTGTCGTCAAACTCTGAATCGGAATCCATATCCATGTCACCGTGTTCTGCACCGTGAGACTGTTCTAGTTTTTCAAACGCTGCTTCCAGTTCTTCGATGGCATTTTTGATATCATAGATAGCAGAATCTTCGTCGCCTTCTTCACCGTCCATATCGTCTTCTTCGCCATCAAAATCCATAGTGTCAAGACCTAGGTCATCGCTGGCATCGTGTGGGCTCATTCCATCTTGTTCATCATCAGCTTCCATGCTGTATGAATCTTCTAAATCTTCTTCAGACTCAGACATCTCTTCGTCATCTTCCATGGACTCGTCCATCTCTTCGTCATCTTCATGACCTTCGTCCATTTCTTCGTCGTCTTCTTCTGCGATTAGATTTTCATATATACTTCTAGACTTTTCTACAACGATCTCGTGGAATAGCTCGTTGGCTTTTTCCATGTTTTCGTTAACTAGATAGTCTAACAACTGTTCAAATTTGGTAGACATTGCGGGTTTCTCCTTAAAATTGGTTGCGGCAAGGCTGTGTTGTATTTACACCGTATCGGAATAAGGCATACCAAATAGGTTAAAAACGAGTCGTTTTTAACTTTTACGTTGGTGATTGCTGTGGTTTAGCATGTTGTTTGTTAAAAATATTTAGTTTTTAAATAAAAAAATTATGTTATGCTTTTATTGACAAGCAAAGTTCTGTATAAGTTTCTGTAAAAGCACTGCGATTCTCCAATCGAATCAGATGATAATCTTTGCCATCAACTGTGATTTTTCTAGGGTGATCCTGCGGGTTTTGTAAATCGTTGCCCAATATCCAAGTATCGTATAGCCAAGTTGGCGTGGCTGTGGTACTGGATATTTCAAATGATTGTGTTGCTAGTTGATCAAATAATGGGTTGGTATATGTTAGATCTTTGCTGTTTAACATGGGTTCAACTGTGTTCCATACAAAATCTCTAAGAGGTGATGACCAGTGTACACCATCTGACGGAATATCAAACGTGGGGAGATATGTCAGAGGATCAATATAATCATAGAATCCTGTGGCAAACTTGATACGAGTTTCCGAAGGATTTTGATTTACACATTCTAAAAAAGCCGAATTAAAAAGATGTGCCAGTATATTTCTCGTAGATACACTACCTATAAAAGGCCATGCTGGATTGTAAGTGGTGTTGTTGGTAGCCGGAGGAGCACCCCATAACACGATACTGGAAAATCCATGTGTGTCCACTGTTGTTTTGGCTGCTTGATATAATCTACTGGCGCATTCTTTTATGTAGACACTAAAAGTATTGCCGTTTGTGTGTTCTTCAGGGATATGTTTCCACCAGTGAGCACGTATTTCAACTTCTCCGATACATAACAAAACACTGGTATCTGGCCCTTGATACTGTTGATAAAAACTGTTGAGTCTGGATCCGGGTTGATCCACAAGCTCTCCGTAGTTCCTTGCAGTGTATAGGCCATCGTCGTGCCCGTAAACAACCATGTTGGGTTGACCATGGAAAATTCCAGTATGAGAATCACCAACCAACAACGTTCGACTCATTGATTAAACCGCTGGTTCAGCAGGAGGAGCAGCATACATCTTACGGATCAGTCCCAGTTCTGTTTTTCGTTCTTTGTCGTGTGCATCGCTGGCCAATCGTATGTCGTTGATCATGCGCAGAGTCAATCGAGTCTTCCTTAGATCAGTTTTTTTGAGCACGTTGGTGGTGTCGTTTTGATCCAAATACCTGTTGTCGTCCTGAGGTTCTGGATGATCTCTATCAAAATAAATAAATTCTCTTAGCATCATAGTAGTGTATTTACCAGTTATGCAGCAGGAGTAGGAGCTTCGGACGGCATTTCGCCATCGCCTGGCGCAGGCATTGCTCCGTCAGCATCATCCATGGGCGGAGCTGTGGCCGATCCCAAGCTACCGATATCGCCTGCCATGCCGTTGGCAGTGATGCCAGCTGAGCGCAGTTCAGCGTTGGCGCTGAGGTATTGATCTTCTGCGATGTTTTCTTCTTTCCACAGTGTTTCGTTGCTGGCGATTTCTTCGCGAGTCAAGCCCAAGAAGCGTTCCATGGCAAATCGTTTGCTGACAAAAGGAACTGCCATCATGGTACTGAAAGTGTTGACACGAGCAGTGTCCATTTCTGCTTGACGATAGCTGGCAAAGTTCTGTGGTGGATTGAAGTTCAAATCAAATATATTGCTGTCGATATTGATTCCGTTGCTGTGCAGATACAGCTTGAACTCCAAATCAAATGGTTCGTTTATCAGGCTTTGCAAACGCTCACAGTATTTGTTGAAGCGTAGTTCTTGTATATAAGCAGTGCCTACTCTACCGTCATTGAAATTGCTGCCGCCGTCATCTGAACCGGTAGGAAGATAAGAGCTGGGTATTCTTAACGCACGGAACAGTTTATTGGTAAAATATTTAAGGTCATCAATTTCTCCTAAGTTCTGCCCGCCCTGCAAGATATCAACCTTGCTGCCGCGGCCTTCGGCAGTCTGTGGGAAGAAGTAATCCTCATTCATGCTCAATGGATTGTAGCTGGCATCAACCACACTCTGGCTTCCGCCGGTGGTGCTAGGAATGCGCCGCTGATTGACTTCATTTTTCACACGTTCCACGAATGCCATGGCCAAATGACTGGGCATGTTGCCCACGTCGATATGGAATACCCTGCGTTCCGGAGCTCGTTGTATACGATAGATCAAGATGGCATCTTCCAGCAATTCTTTTTGTTTGAACACTTTGAATATGCTTTCCATCAGGCTGTTGCCAAATGGAAAATTGTTGTCCAGTCCTTCGCTCATGCTGATGTGTATCATGTGCCTTGCGTCGATCGCATACTGATTTTGATTCTGTGTGAATCTGCTGGAGCTGGTGCTGGTTGGAAAAGATCCTGTCATGCCTCGAGCTCCGCCTGCGCCACCACCACTGGAACCGTAGGCACCGCCAAAGGTGTTGCCACCGCCTTGTTGATTGCTGGGATTGATCGCTGTGGTCGCTAGAGTTTCAAAGTTGGGATTGAAATCTCTGATGTGATACTGTTCAGGTTTTTTACCTTCTGACTCGTTCACGATGATTTTGTCCACTTTGGCAGGATCCACATACATCCAGCTTTGTGTTTCTGGATCACGCACAAAAAAACTATCGCCGTATTTGAAAGCATTACGCACGATCTTGAAAATGCGTACAGGAAACTTGTTTAG